GCGTGTTCGACGTGCCTGCCACCGCCGCACACTGCGTCTGGCTGGAGGGGGAGGACTTCGACATCCTGAAAGAAAAGGGCGTCACCGTGGCCTGCAACCCGGTGAGCAACCTGAAGCTGGCCAGCGGTTTCTGCAATGCGCCGCTGCTGCTGGAAAAGGGCATCAATGTAGCGCTTGGCACAGACAGCGTTGCCAGCAACAACAGCCTGAACATGCTGGAGGAGGTCAAGCTTTTTGCCACGCTGTTCAAGGCATCTACCGACGATCCCACTGCCGTCACGCCGAAGCAGGCGCTCTACGCTGCCACCCGTGCCGGCGCTCTTTCTCAGGGGCGGACGGACTGCGGCCTGGTGAAAGAGGGCTTCCGGGCGGACCTGATCGTACTGGACCTGCGCAGCCGCCCCTACCTGCGCCCCTGCCACGATATGCTGAACAATGTCGTTTTTTCCGCCCAGGGCACGGACGTGTGCCTGACCATGGCAGACGGGCGCATACTGTATCGGGATGGAGAATACCTCACGTTGGATGTGGAGCAGGTGGCCGCCGATGCGGAGGCCTCTGTGGCAAAGATCCTGCGCCAACTGTAAAAGAAGCCGCCGAAGCATCTGCTTCGGCGGCTTTTTTGTCACAGGGTCAGCGCTTTGCGGAAATGGCGTTGACGGGGCAGCCGTTGGCGGCGGCTCCAACCCGAACGAAGAGCGGTTTTTCGGGCTGGGTGTGAACGGTGGAGAACTTCCCCTCGATGCGAAAGACCTCCGGGGCCACATAGGCGCACATGCCGCAGCCGATGCAGCGGGCAGTATCAACGGTAACAGTCATGGAGCAGCTCCTTTTTCTTTGATGCGTCTATTGTAATACACAAAACGGGATCCGCCAAGTGCGTTTTGCGGCTTTGCTTGCGAAAGCTGCGGAAACGAAGGCAAAGGCAGGAAGAGAGAAACTGTAAAATATCGCCACCATTTTGTTTCCGGATTGACATTTACATCAATGTCCTCCTGTGTTATCCTGAATACAATACAAGAAGTTGTTTGCAAAAAGTCTGGAGGCACAACATGAAGCGAATTTTTCAAAAGACACTCTCTGTGCTGCTGGCATTTGGCCTGCTGCTGCCGCTGTCGCTGCCTGCGAGGGCATCCGATGCGCTGGGCAAGGATCTTATCAGCCAGAGCATGGTTTTGAATCAGGGAACGCAGATGACCACCGGCGTATTCTGGAGCAGCAGCCAGTCCGATCTGCGCCGTGAAAACCTGATCACCTACACGCCCAACGAGTCGGTGAAGCCCATCGTGACATATGGCAGCGTCCTGACGGAGAAGAACACCGTTTCCCGCACAGCAAGACAGCTGGAGGCGGCCGGTTACCGTGTGGTGGCGGGCATGAACGGCGACTTCTACAATGTGAATAACGGCCTGCCTATCGGTGTGGTCATTACGGAGGGACGGCTGCGCAGCAGCGACGCCGGCTACTACGCCATCGGCTTCCGCGCAGACGGAACGGCCGTTCTGGGACGGCCTTTGACGGCGACCTATGTGGACTTGACCCCTCGGCCGCCTGTCGCTGCAGAACAGCCCGCAGAGGATGCCGAAGAAATGCCCGCAGAAGATGTTGCAGAGGATGCTGTGGAGAGTCCTGCAGAAGAAGCTGTGGAAGAAGCCGGGACAGAGCCTGCAGACAATGCTGCGGAAGAAGCTGATGCAGAGCCCGCAGGTGAGACCGTGCAGGCGGCCGAAGTGCCCCAGGTGCTGCGAAAGGTGGCGGGGATCAACAAGGCCCGTGTCTCCGCCGGCGGCATCTATGTCTATACCCACGATTTCAACGCGGCCCATACCACCGGAACGGTGGAACCGGGTGTAGATGTCGTCTGCACGGTCGTTGACGGCCGGCTGGCCATCGGGCAAAGCCTGACACTGCGGGTGGAGCGTGTGACGGAAACCGCTGTTGCTACGCCTGTGGGGGAGGATCAGGTGGTGCTGTCTGCCAATGTGCAGTCCGGCTCCTACTATACGGATGCGCTGAAGGCTCTTTCCGTGGGGCAGGAGATCGAACTGACCTGCACCTCTGCCGAGCCGGTATGGAACGAAGTGGAGTATGCGGTGGGTGCACTGTACTCTCTGGTGGAGGACGGCGCTGTGGTGTCCGGACTTCCCTCCGGGGCAAATCCCCGCACCGCCATCGGCCAGAAAAAAGACGGCTCTCTGATCTTCTACACGATTGACGGCCGACAGGCCGACCATTCCATCGGAGCCTCCATGAAGCAGGTTGCACAGCGGCTCATCGAGCTGGGCTGCGTTACGGCGCTGTGTCTGGATGGCGGCGGCTCTACCACCCTTGCCGTTACACAGCCGGATGCCGAAGAGGCAACACTGCTCAACCTGCCCTCCGGCGGAAGTGAGCGTGCGGTGTCCAACCAGGTTTTTCTGGTGGCTGACGCCACACCCAGCGGCAAGATCGGCTCGTTCCACATGAGTGCGGAAAACAGATTTGTGCTGGCCGGCGGCCGGGTGGAGATCCGGGCGACGGCTATTGATACCAACTATATCCCCATGCCGGATGCGCCGTTTGATCTGTGGGCCAGTGCTGGAACGCTGGAAGGAACGGTACTGACCACGCCAGAGGAGGGCGGAGATATCATCGTCACGGCGGAAAGCGGCGGAAGGCAGGGCATCACTACCGTCTATGCCATTGCGAAACCGGACCGGCTGATGATCTGCAGCACCGGCGGAGAAGTGCTGGACACCCTGAATACCGCCCCCGGAACGACTCTGCAGCTGCACGGATCTGCCGTTTACGGCAACATTGTGCTGAAAACGGACGCAGAGCAGTTCACGTGGTCGGTGACGGGCAATATCGGCACCGTGGATGCCAACGGTGTCTTCCGTGCGCAGACACCCGGCACGGGAACGATCACCGTCTCTGCCGCCGGAAAAACGGCAAGAATAAAGGTCACGGTTTCCGAAATGCCGTTGATGATGGTGGAAAACTTCGAGCAGGACAGCACGGTTTTCAGCGGCGAACAGGATGAGAATGTTTCTGTATCGCGGACAAAGGAAGAGGCTTACGTGCGTCTGGGCCGGGCGGCCGGCAAGCTCTCCTACACGCTGCGGGAGGATGAAAACCAGACCCTGTCTGCGGTGTTCCGCACCGATACTCCGCTCAACGGTGCATACAGTTCCATGAACCTCTGGGTCTATGGCGACGGGTCCGGCAATACGCTGGAGATCCTCTGCCGCACCCGGGAAAAGGAAGAAGAGAGCCGTGAGGCTGCCGTGCTGGATTTCACCGGCTGGCAGCAGGTTTCCGTGGAGCTTTGGGATGCAGAAACGCTGCTGGGCTTTGCGGTCAGAGGCGGGCAGGTCGTTACCGGCTATGATGAAAACGGTCAGCCGGAAACAGAGGAAAGCACCGCCGCGCAGAACGGGACGATTTATCTCGACCAGCTCGTATCTTCTTTCTGCGGCGTGACCGATCAGGAGGCGCCCGCTGTTTCTCTGTCGCTGGAAGAGGGGCAGCTCACAGCGCAGATCGAGGATGCGGCAGACGGCATCCTTCCGGCAGACGCTCTGCGTGCAGGCTATGACGGCACTGCGCTGGAGTTCCTTTACGATGCGGAGAGCGGCATTCTGACGGCAGCACTGCCGGAGAGCGACGGAGCGGCACACCGTGTTACGGTGACGGCAGCTGACGCATCCGGCAATCTGGGCCGTGCCTCACTGGACATTCCGGCGGGGGAGGACTGGACCTCCCGGTTTACGGATATGCAGGGCCATTGGAGCGAGACCTATGTAGATTACCTGCATACCGCCGGGATCACCGGCGGCTACGCAGACGGCACCTTCCACCCGGATGAAAAGATCTCCCGGGCCCAGTTTGCGACCATGCTGTTCCGCTACCTGAAACTGGATGCGGAGCAGTACGCCGCTGTGGAACTGCCCTTTGCAGATATTGAGAAGATTCCCGCCTATGCGCTGCCTGCGATCAAGGCGCTGTATACGGAGGGTGTTGTGAACGGAAGTACCGGCGCCGACGGGCTGCAGTATTTTAATCCCGGCAACACCGTGACCCGTGCGCAGGCGGCAGCCATGCTGGGCCGCACCATGGAGAAGGGCTATGCCTCGGTGGAACTGCCCTTTACGGATGCAGCTGCGGTTCCGAACTATGCCAGAGGCCACATCCAGACGCTGGCCGCCATCGGCGTGTTCGGCGGTTACGGAGACGGAACCTTCCGCCCCGGCAGCCCCCTTACCCGGGGCCAGACGGCAAAGATCCTCTATCACCTGCTGTAAGAAAAACCCTCCACGCAAATTCTTGCGTGGAGGGTCTTTTTATGCCCGAAACTCCGCCATCATGCTGCCGTGCAGTGCCGAAAAACGGGGCTGCGTACCGGTCACGTCCCCCACGGGGATGACTTCAACATCAAGGTGGGCGGGCTTCAGGCGGCCCAGCGCCCGTTCCAGAGCCCCGGTATCCTGCGGCAAACGGTTTTTGGAGATCGCATGCAGGGAAACGCGGTAGTGCGAGAAGTCCTCGTCGATCTCGGCATCGTCGGCGCCGCCAAGAGTTCTTGCCAGCTCTGCTAGATAAGCGGGCGTCAGTGTGCGCCCGCCCGCTATGGCGATGCGGATGTCCAGCCGTCTTTTTTCCGCATCACCGCCGGAGCGATCCTGCAGGCCGTAATCTGCCTCCCAGAGGGAGAGCCCCTCCGTGGCGGTACGGACGCAAAGCTGTGCATTTTTCTCTGTCACGGCATGAAACAGAAAGTCCTCGCCTGCAGCCACGGACGAGAGCGTTTCACCCACGGGGGAAAGCTTTGTTAAAAATTCCGGAAGCTTCATGCGCGTGCCTCCTGCAGGGACAGCGTACCGCACACGGGGATGGCGTTTTCCGCCAGTGTCAGACTCTGCTCACCGCCGTTGAGGGTGAAGCCGCCCACGTCTGCCACGCCCTCACAGTCCAGCAAAAGGCGCAGCGTCTTGGAATAACTGACCGTGGCGGCACGCAGTGCCAGATCGCGGCAAAAAGCGGTCAGGGCGGCGGTGAATGCGGCGCAGACGGCTTCAATTTCGGCACCGTCCATCAAACGGACCGCGGCGGAAATGTTCAGCGCGGTTTCTTCTGCGCCCCGCACCTGTGCATCGGCGCCGACGGGGCGCTCCCGGTCTATCACAGCCTGCGCAGCGGCAAGCACGGCGGCGGAGGGAGCTTTCCCGTCCGAACCCACGGCCACGATATCCACAGTGCCGTTTCCTCTGGCCAGAGGAAACACTTTTGCGCGCAGAATCTCGGGGACCTCCATGCACCAGGCCTCGTAATGGTCGATGTTGCCGGAAGCAGGGGTGCCGGAGATCTTTTCCAGGGTGCGGGTGCGCAGGTCCTCATCGCTTTCGTTTTCCCGGCGGACAACGCCTCTGTCTGCACAGACGGCGGTCAGCCAGTCGCCCGTGGCGGTGGATACGAAAGCACGGCGTTCCAATCCGTCAATATCCATGCTCCACAGCTGCGCCATGCCGTCGGCACAGGCACGGAGCACATCGCCGGCAAAGGTGCCCTCCTGTGTACTGCCGGGACCGTTATAAGCATCCAGCAGCAGTGTCAACATTTCATCTTTGGTCATCCGATGGGAACCTCCAGTTTCTGAGTATATTCGTCATAAATGGTGTGAACGGTGAAAGATGCCTCCGCCAGACTGTCTTCTCTTGTAAAGGAGAAACTGTCCACGGCGGTGATGTAGGGCAGAACCATCAGGGCATCCCGGATATATTGCTTCAGCCGGCTTTCCAGAATGCCCTGGTCGGTGACGCCGCCCAGAAGCTGCTCCAGCTCGTTACCGTAGTTTCCGGACCATGCGGTGCAGCAAAAGCGCCGGCTTTCCGGGTGCAGCGCACGCCGGACCCATATTTTTACGGCCTCGATGCCGGTCACAGTGTAAAATCGGCCGTTTTGAACGGCAAATGTGCCGGCATCCCAGTCCACAGCCCATTCGGTAAACGGGGGAAGCGTACGGTCTGCGCTTTGTGCGGACGCTGTCCCCCAATCCGGAAAGATCATGTGTTTGCCTCCTCGACTTGAAATAAGATCAAAAGCCCCTCTTCACAGGGCAGCAAGGCCACCTCTTTGCCGAGATCCTCCTGAACGAAAACCGTCCCTCGGGGACAGAACAGCCCTTCCCTGATCTCGCGTCCCCACACTTCCAGCGTCAGGGGAGAGAGGGAGATCAGGGTACCGAACAAAGCGGCAGGGCGGTTGTCCGACTTTGGCTGCAGGAGATCCAGGATCTCTCCGTAAATTATTCCGCTTGTGTGCATAGCATTGACTTCCTCGCTTTCTTGGTTTGTGGTTTTCGCTTGGAGCAGCGGCGGCGCAGCCGGTCATTCCCGTATGAATTCCAGCTGCATGACGGTGGTATGGATGCCGCCTTCCCAGCGATGCTCTGCGGCGGTGACAGCGTATACGCCGTCCAGACCCCACTCGCTGCGGTGCAGTTCAACGGCACAGCCGCAGCGGTAGTTCAAATTCCCCAGTACCGTTACCTCGCCCTGCAGGCTTCGCCCTTTCAAGGCGGTGCGGGCCTGTGCGGAAGGGTCATCGCCATTTTGGCGCAAAACGGTCTGAAACTGCCCATAGGTAGCAATGTCGGCCGGCTGTTCTGCGGATGCCCGTGCGATGTTTTTCCGGTCTACCACGGTGCAGCGGTTGACCATGTGTGCAAGGGACGCCGTCCCGGAGACATCCAGTATCTGTGAGGGCTGCAGCACATAGACGATGTAGGCGCCTCTTGTCACGCAAAGGGCGTCGTCCCGGATGGAGATCTCGTACTTTTCTCCCACGGTCTGCCGCAGGATGGAAAAGGCACTCTCGCCGGAATAAGAGGCAAAAAAGCGCATTCCCGGTCCGGTCTCCACCGTGCCGACGGCGATGCCAAGATCCTCTGCTACCTGATGCACGATGTCGGCGCTCTCGCCGAAGTATGCCCCGCGCAGTTCGTTGCGGGTGAGATAG